TAACGGTCTACTTATAGCTTTTGTTTATATATTGTTGGCCTGATATTTGGTCTCCAGCCTACCGGCACACACTGCCTAATAGTAAAACCATCCCCAGCGTTCCTTATATTAATAAGTTTCTTTTCTACTGGGGTATATTCTTGCCATTGCTGAACTTCGGATTCTAGCCTACCACAACCTTTACAACGTTCGTCTCCGAACTGTCTGGTGGTACACCAACCGATACAAGGGTTGTCAGAAAGACTCTGACATTCGCCGTTTAGGGTCGCTACTTTACACATAAAACCTCCAATTTATAGTTTTTAGTGCCTATAGCTTTGATAATATTACACTTTTTCTATTGTTTGTCTAATTTATTTAGAGTTTCTTTTAGCCTTCTTTCATACCATTCAGCTTTCTCTAAATCCTGTATTCCATTCTTATAACGAAATCTCCAACGGTACTTCAATGAATTGCCACGTAAATAGCCTATGAATTCTTCGTCGCTAAGCATAGCTCGTATAGCATCAATACATTCTATTTCACCTTGATTGTAGTGTTTTGGGTTGTTTACTAAGTCCTCTTTCATATTAACTCCTATAATATTGGGCTATTTTTCAGGCACACGTTTTCTATCCTCTTAATAAAATCTTGTTTAGGTACAACTTCTTCTAATAGTTTTTTGTGGGTGATGTCTTTTTCTGTAATGTCGTCAGTTACGTACACACCCGCCGGAGTCCCCAGGGCGATGTACGCGAGATGCTTATGGGATTGGGCTCTAGTGAGCCATATTCTTTGTAGTTCAGTTAGCTCTATTTTTATCTTAGTTTTGTATTTAGAAGGTAATTTTGATCTATATTTATATTCTACAAACATGTATCCAGATGGTCCAGAGTAGTACGTATCAGGCACGCCTCCTTGGTACTTGTCAGCTATCTTCCATACAAATACTTCAGATGAGATCTTTGAATGTATAGACTTTATAAAAGAATGTTCATTCATAAAAAAGTAGGGAGCATTTCTGCCCCCCACCCATGAGAATACTAAGCTGCCACGTTAGCACGAGAACTCTCGTACAACTCCTTGGCTGCGTTGTAATCTTCTTCTTGAGACCAACCAACTTCTACAACATCCAAATTGTAGAATTGTTGACCAGCTCTGTTAGCTTTCTTAACAGACTCAAGTTTCCATAAAACAGAGAACCTGTCTCCGCCTTTAGTTTGGATTTGCGAATTCCAAGAGCGCGATACACGCAACTTAGAAGAGGAGAAATCCATTATAAAAGGCATACCTAGTTCCCCAGTTTTAGGGTTTTTCTCGATCAGCAGATGTGAATGCGTTTGTATTACATCATGCTGTTCGGGATCCATACTTTGTGCAGACATGAAATCCATGGCTTCTTGCAAGGTCTTATAGGTACCTATTAATCCGCCACCGAACTCACGTTTTTTCCATACAACAAAGTCTTCAGTAAACCTAACATTAAGAACATACATATCTGTACCGTAGTTCTCTTTTGTTATGTTGTTTACAAAATGACCTGGCTTAGCTCCTTCTATGTATTCACTGTGGTTCTCGTCTACCTCATTGTTAAGTTGTTGTAACAATTTAACACGAGGGGTTTGAAGATGTTCTGTTGAAACTTCTTCATTACCTAGACCAGAACTAGCTTTTACATGAGCTGGAACTTTGTCAGATACAAGGGATATTTCTTGTTTTTCCATAGTTATTTTCCGTTTTTCGTGGTTATAGTTAAGTACGTGTTCTGTAATTAATACGGATCACGTCCGTTGCTTTTACTCCTGGAACATTCATTCCAAGTGATAAAAGTTCCCTAAATGCTTGTGCACTAAGACGTCTATGTAAAAGCTCAAACTGTTCAGTTTTAAGTATGTGCTTATATATTTGGTCCCAGTCTTCAGCACTAGGCATTATTTCTGTTTTCACAGAAACTGTTGCTCGATCATTAGCTGTTCTTTCTATACCTTGGTCTTCCATTACAACTACAAGTTTAGACTCTAAGTCTTCCTTTTTTCGAGATAGTTCTTTTTTCTGAGTGTCTAGTTCATTTATAGCCTCTCTAGTATCGGCTAATTGATTTATCAATTCATTTATATTTTCTTTCATTGTTAATGTTTCGTTACTCCTTGAGTGTTATACAAAATGTTGATTTGCTCGGCGAGGCTCAAGGCTTCCTCTCCAGCCATTCCTATTATTTTATTGAAATCTTCTCCTGACATTTGTTCTTCTGGTTCTATATCATCTATAGTTAAATTATTAGCTATATAAAAAAGTAATGCAGCAGCTAATACCTCATTAGGGTATTGACTAAGAAACAACACTTCCGCTTGTATATCCTGTCCCAGGTATTTCTCTTTCTTTTTGTCCATTATATAAATTACATAATACTGTTAATAAGTTCTCCATTCTATCTAATTTAGTATCCAATTTTTTATAAACTGTTTCTTCCCAAGTATCTCTTGCCGCTATAAGTATAGTTTCAGTCTTTTTTGTTTGTCCTGCTCTATAAACTCTTCTATTAAATTGTTGGAAATGTTCTGCGTTATACGTAGGGCTACACCATATACATGTGGTTGCTTTTGTAAGTGTTAACCCATGGCCCGCTGATTGAGGGTGTGCGAATAATACTTTTATCTGCCCAGCTTGAAATCTTCGTACTATATCTTGTCTTTTATTAGGAGGTACATCTCCATCTATAACTTCATAAGTAAATTTTCTTTTTTCTGCTAATTCAATTAAGTGGTCGCGTTCGTGTTTCCAGTTGAAAGCTACAAGGGAGTGTTGACGTACATCTACTAGATCCATAACTAGGTCGTAGCGCTCTTGGTGTACAAATTTATACTGGCCCTCTTCTGTGTAAACTGCCCCACTAACAAGTTGTAATAGTTTTTTAACTCTAGCACTAGCATTTATAGCTGTTATGGTTCCTTGTTCTGTGAATAAAACTGATTCATTAGCTAATGTGTCGTAATCTTCTTTTGTTTGTTTACTTAGATTTGTATAGATAGTTCTAGTTATATTCTCTGGAAGATCAATACAATCTTCTAAGTTATGTCTAATAGTTATATCTCGTAGTCTATCTGCTACGACTTCTTCTGCGCCGGATTTATCTATCCATACATTTGCAAAGCCATTAAATTTAGGAGTACATACTTGATTTCTAAAAGAAAAGAACCTTGCTCCTAGTCGTTCTCCTCCATCTATAAGTAGTGTAGGGTGCCATATATCTAATATAGTATTACTGTTAGGAGTACCAGACATTGCTATTCTATACTCAAATTTTTGTATTAGTTTGTTTAAAGCTTTAGAGCGTTTTGAAGTTCTATTTTTGAAGGCAGTAAATTCATCAATACATATAGTATCAAAATCTTCTAATAAATTAGGTTGTTTAATTAGAAAGTTAACAGCTTCAAAGTTTGTAACTATTATATCGTAGTCTTGGTCTTCGAATATCTTTTGTCTGTTTTTAGCGTAAGCTATACCTGCTTTTAAAGTAGGTTGAAATTTTAATAAGTCATCTACCCATGCTGCTTCTAGTATAGATAAGGGTGCTAGGACTAACATTTTGCCACCTCGTTTAGCAAAAGCGTCTAGTACAGCTCTGGTTTTACCAGTACCGGGGTCGGAAGTTATTAAGCATTTAGGATTGGATATTATAAAATCTGTTGTAGCGCTCTGGTGCGCATACGCATTAGGTATATTCATATTTAGTATTTGTATTTGTATTTAGTATTTATATTTATTTTATCATAAAACGATAAGTATCTCTACTTTATCCCCCATTCACATAAAGGGTGCTCTCCATTTTTATATGAACACCATTTACAAGACATGTTAGAAGGATTCGGTGGAAATTTTGTAGAAGAAGTCATATTTAATGCTCGTTCGTTTATACCGGGCATAAAAGTCATAGCCTCACCTCTTGTATAAGCTTGTAAGCTAGTTTCTTCTTGGTCTAAGTACCATAGTTCAGTCTGTACATGTTCTAATTCTGGGTATCTAAAGAAACTTCCTATAGCATAAGTAAGTGCTTGTTGACCATGAGCTATTTCATTACCAAACTTTTTACCTGTTTTATAGTCTATAACTCTAGCTGAAGTTGGTGATTCATGAACAATAGCATCTAATTTAATTCTAGCCCATACGTCTTTAGCCATCCAATCGCATGATTCCCAGTCTATTGTAAACCCCCATTCACCCTCTACCTCTACTTTTCCTTCTACGTAAAGGCTCTTAAGTACTTCAAATTGGGATTTGAATTTTTTTAAGGTGTCTGGCATATCTTCTATTTTGTTCTGTACAAAGTCTTCAGCCTGGCCATGTATCTTTGTACCACGGTCCGCTGCTGGGCCATAGTCCTCTTGTATTTTTTTAACTTTTGCTATGTATACTCTGTATGGACAGGTCTCAAATGTTTTTAGAGACGAGTAAGACCAAGCAGGTATTAAACCTAACTCTTTATTTTTTGAACTGTTTGCTTCAATGCTTGATAAATCGGGTCGGACATCCTGTGTGAGATCCATAAAAACTCCTAGTTTATTAGTGCTGTTTTATCTTTTTGGTCAAAATGTGTGTCTATTAAAGCATCTTTTTGTTCATCAGGTAAGTA